TGACCAGCCTTTATCTGCGAATCAAAGCCACCAAGAAGTGCTTGAACTCCAGAACCTGTAATAATAGACGCATCAATGTTACCTGATCTTCCTTCTGGGTAACGAGCACCCATACGCATTTCTTGCTCAAGCAACTGCTGTTCAGTAAACGCACCAGTAGGTAACTCAAGAGCTACACGACGTACACCAGCAGGATTGTTTGTGCGGATAACCGAGTCAGGACCAAATGCAAATTCAGATACGTCATTAGGTAAAACCAATGGAGCCTGTACAGATTTTTCTGCAGCTTCCATAGCCAACAAGCTAAAGCGAGCACGAGCAATCTGTGCCCAAAGTACGTCATCAAACTGACCACGTGGGTCATCTAGATCAAGTCCTGGACGACGAGCAACTACAACAGAAAGCATTCCAATTGGATTCTTAGCTTTACGAAGAACTAAGTTACCACGTTGAGGCAAGAAAAGAACTACCTGATCAGCATCTTCATAACGCATTAGTTCCATATTGGTGTCATAGTCGGTCATGTCACGACCAAGACTTCCAATAATTACGCTTTCGTATTCAGGAAAATCAACAACTAATTCACGAATAGTTTTAATATACTTTTTAGTAAAAGATACACAACGACCAAAACGATCAAACTCTGGATAAGAACCCATTGGATTTTCAATGCGAATATGTGGCATCTTGGCATCAAAGTTAGCATCAACAAAAATTGGCAAGAAACCATAAGTCAAGTACCAATCAGCACCTGTGTACATCTGGGTTTGAAGACTAGAAAATTCAACGTAGTTGTTAGCAATAATGGTTCGCTTATCGGAAAACTTCTTTGCCTTGTCAGAGTTAACACTTGGAGTCGAGCAGTTAAAGGAAGGAAGTGGAGCAAGAACTTCAGCAATGTCACGAGCAGCAACGTCAACAAAGTTAGCAATCATTGGACGAGACATGCCCTCTGGGAACATATCTGGGTACACGGACTCCATGTTTCCACGACGAACAGCAGTAATGTCTGCCATTCTAAAGTCACGCTCAGCGTACCTGCGTGTTAGAGCTAATACCTTATTGGTAACTTGCTCGGTTGATAATGCCATTTAGTTTCCTAGTATAGACCTGACAATGATTCCATTGCCATCTCATCAAGGTTTATGACACCTTGCATAGCAACGTTTCTTCTTGTTGCCCACTTGTTGTTCGCATGAGCCGTTCTAAAGTTACTTTGTTGAATTAATTCTTTTGCTCTAATCTCACAGAACCACAGTGCCATAACGCAGTCAGTTGGTCCTTTAGTATCAGCTTTCCAGGTAATTAACTGGTTAACCAAAGCCTTAACATGTTCGTTAGAGTTATCGGGAAGCTCAATAAGGTTGTCCCTATTAAACTTTCCATCACGCATACTACCAAATAGGGATGACATTGCAGCTACACCGAAGTTAACATCCCATTTGTTCTTGCTGGTGAAGTGCTCTCGTAGTGCAGTACCGCGACTGGCAAGCCACATTCGCAACTCATTATCAAGCGAGAAAGCTTTTTGATAAGCGTTAATTTCAATGCGTAGCTCTTGTGGTTGGTAGATCTCTACCCATTCCTTAATTAAGCTATCAATTTTTTGTGGCGTAGATTCAGCCATGTTGTACACATCAAGCACGTATCGCTTGTTGGTCTCTCGGTTGACTGCATAGACAACCATAGCCGTTTTGCCAGACATGGCAGGATCCAGCCCCATAATAACAAACCAAGAACCTTGAGGGCTTGGGTGTCCAGGAGCATTGAAGTTAAGTTTACCAACTTTACGCATACGGTTTACTGAACCATTAACAATAGGAAGTGGGAATATTGCATCTTCCTCAACATCTTGTTGTTGGTAAACAAGTGCCCACGTGGAGGGGCTAACCTCGCTACGACGCTCAAACAGTCGCCTACCGTCCCACTTTACAAAGTGCCCGTTTTCATCGGGTGTAAGCAATTCTGGATCATCAAACTCGTCAGCCCCATCCAGCGGTCTATCAGACCTAGCCCAAAGTGTCTTCCACTTCTCAGGCTTATCGTCAAACTCAAGTACAGCTGGCATGGCAAGATATGTGAAAGGTGACCTACCGCCAGTCCAGTGCTCTGGATTTCTTATTTCTTTATATAGATCTATTGAGGAAACTCTAGTCCCAGCAATCAGCAGCGTCCCAGTCGAACCCACACGGGTAACGACCATCTTCTGCAACCAGTTGAGTTGCTTCTCCCATTCGTGCGCGTTTGTCGTTGAGACAATATCGTCCATGATGATTAGATCCGCACGAGTACCGTAGATCTGTTGTCCAATGCCAAGAGCTTGAACCGTCGGGTCCTTCTCCCCTGACTCTCTTTCGAGATAAATTCTGTCTGCAGTCCATTGGTCTGCCGTCTCCTTATAGCCCCCTGGAGGACCATAGACCTGTTGCATCTTAAGCCACGGCTCTTCAGTCATGCGCTGCTTCAGGGAATACAAAAACTCCTTGGCACGGGTCTGGGTCTGAGAAATAATAACAATGCGGATATTGGGGTTAAGGGCAATTTTGTACATTGCGTAGTTAACCGTCATTGTGGTTGATTTGGCATGTTCAGGTGGCACGTTAATTAAAAGCCTACGGCGGTTACCCTGCTCAAACGTCATCGAAGGGTGTTGCCACGTCGGGTCTCGACCCTCAAGAACGTCAATCCAGTTTTGCTGATGAGGGAATACCTCGGTGTTCAAGAACTCTCGCGAGAACGTGGCAAAATCTATTTTATGTTTATTCTCACCTAGTGAGGCAGCGATAGCATCTGACCCAAAGTTAGAAGCTTCCTCGACCTGTGCCGCGAATTCCCCATCTAGGAGCCAAGATCTAAGGGCGGTCTTTTTCTTCCCCACAGCAGCAAGGGCGGAATCCATATCAATGCCCTGCTTAAGAAAAGAAATAAACTTTCTTTGATCTTCAATTTGCCGAAGTCTGGTGTGGTGTTGATCTCCAGCTTTAGCAGCCATAATAAACCTAATTATTCTAATAATAGTATTACTATTAATAATAGTAATAGTAAGCAACCCCTCCAAAGGGGGTTGCAATTAACTGGCAAGCCATAAGACAAGCTTGCTTTACTTATAACCTCTACTAATACTAACCCTGTTACAGAACACTTGTAACGCTCTGTTATCTAATTGTTACCTAAATCACATGGATTGTTATAAACAAAACAAATAAATAATACTAGGGGCAAACAACTAACAATAAATTATAACTGAGTCTACAGTATTACAGTGCTACGCACTTAATAACCGAGGGTCAAGTCTAAGCAACAACTTCCCAGCCATACCACCACTTACAGAACTTATCGCTAGCTGTTACACAGCAAAGACTAGCCCCCCTACGGGGGGCACAGACTACCTCCCCCTAGTAGTTAACAGACTTAAACTAATTAAAAGGTTTGTTTGTACTACAGACTGTCTGGTCAGTACTTTCCCCCCTGTGTAGCGACGGCAAGCCGTCGGGGTTTGTTGTTCGTTTCTTCTGCAATGGTTGCAGTTGACTTGATGATTGGAGCAGATAATGCACATCTACCTATACAACGCTCTAAAGGGTCTGAGCCAAGAGACCCCATTCGTATCCGAGGCGCAAGCACGACGCGCCACGATTGAGTACAAGGAAGCCAACCCTGAGTTGGGATTCCTAACCGTAGTTACCTTCGACAAGAAGTTAACTGAAAAGGAACGCCTAGCGTACCAGCCACCAACCGAGTTCCCAGCCCTAGCCGAACTCTGGTAAGCAACCTCACGGGAGGGTACAGAGCAATCTGTATCCTCCCTTCCAGGGTCCCAGATTCAGCCCTAGCCGTAAGAGCCGTAAGTAGACAACAACCATAGGAGTAACAATGTTAGAAACAATCAATGGATTCGACCTATTGCTAGTCATAGTGATAGTGGCACTAGTGTTCAAGGCAATGCGCCTTAACGATGAATGTAATTCATATGTCCAGCAGATAGTAGAAGTATCTCAAGATAACTACAAACTGACCCAACAAGTACGCCAACTTAACCTTGACGTAGAGCGTTGGGAACCACCTTTCTAGGTGCTCTAGTGACGACCACCCACCTTGTGGGGTGGTCGTTGCTATGGTTTCTAGACAGATTCCAGCCAGTCACAGAACAGGAGAACATAATGACTGAGCAAGCATATCAAGATGATGAGAACATGAGATCTATTCTCGATGTACTCAAAGCAGCCGAGCTATTCGGTGAGGTTATATCAGTACGTAACTTAGTAACTGAAGAAGAAGATAACTGGGCTGACATCCAGAGTAAGTACGGTCACGACACAGAAGACTATGTATTCGGTGACCGATCAGAGATGCGAGCAGGCACTATCTCAACAGAGGTTGAGCCTGTATCAGGACATGACTGGATCTCACCAGTTACTAACACAGGTCGCCAGATCTACGTAGTAACTGGAGTACAAGCACTATGTGGACTCAAGGAAGCTGACTGCTTCGAGTCTAGCTGTAGCCACATACCAGTAATTGAACTAGAAGATGAGATTCGCTATGAGTTCAAACAAGACTGGAACTCTATGGCTGATCGACCTACAGAGAATTTCTTTATGGGATTACCTGGACTTAGGTACATAGAGAGTGATCAGACATACTTCACTCGCATCAATACGGTATGCACTCACTGCTACCTATACACACCAACAAGACTAGAGACCTGTCAGAATTGCGACAGAGTTCTAGTATAACGAATCGCCACGCCCCCACCCTGTGGGGGGCGATGGCCCCTCCAAGGAAAAAGGAAACAAGATGGATAACACACTAACAGTGACAGGCAAGTTGAAGAACATCAAGGAGTTCGATCAGTACGGCTTGATGATTGTAGGTCAGTTGACCCAGAAGATCGGGAACGAACGAGCAAAGTTCACCATCCCAGTAGCATGCTTCGATGAAAGTATCGCAGCAACACTACGTGGATTGCGTGAGATGCAAGACGGACAAGGCTTTACACCAGTAGTGAATATCGTAGGCGAACTAGACACCAAGTTCGATACGAGGTTCGGTGTAGAAAATACAGACCGTCGTGCACCTTTGACTCGAATCTTAATCAAGTCAGTAGAACTAGCAGAGATCTAGATGACGCAACGAGAGGGAGTTGAGGCTAATAACCTTGACTCCCTCTTGTTATTTAATCCAGTGCTGTAGAAAGGCATGATCCCACTAAGTTGATAACAAAATGTAACCACGTTTACAGTCCCAAGTGTAGTAGTTGTGGAGAAGACAACACATATAGATGGATTGTTTGTGCAAGATATAAGAAAGACTGCCCTGACTTCGCATGTATTAGATGCGGAGAAATAGAAACACTAACAGAAAAGGAATACAAATGAGTACAACAAAAGAGATAGATCTAGGTGCAATTACCCCAGAACATCTAGCAATTGTTCAAGATGTATACAAAGTAATGGCATTCTTATTAGATGAAGATGTTAACCATGATGTATTAACAAAAGAACAGTACGAACTAATCCATCTAGCTACCAGCAACATCAAGGTACGTGACGGTGTACTTAAATACTTTAGTGATGCACCATTCAATGTACGAGTAGACATTATGAAATCATTTACAATTATCAGTCAGGGTATGCTTGACAATGAGATCAATGCAGAAGCAATTGGTTATACATCAATGATGTTAGCTGCCTTCATGCTATGCCATGCAGGTATGTTAGAAGACTTTGATGAAGATCGTGATGTTGAATACGAACTAAAGTTAGTAGATGATTTGCTACATGAAGCAGAAACACTAGGCTGCACAGCCAGTTTATTGGGACTACTAAAGATGGCACGTGACCACAACATCCCACCACGTATCTTCTACTCATCACTACAAGCAGTTACATTCCATCACACAACAGATCCAGTTGGACATCTCAATGGGTAAAAGGATACAGGTAATAACAAAAGGTCCTAAAGAAATAAAGCGAGAGAAAAAACAAGCTCTTAAATTAAGGCAGACAAAATGATTACAACAAGCAGTGGTACGCAGTACTACACACAAAAAGAAATGACTGACAAGATCAATGAAGTCATGGAAGATGGCTATCGTATTACCAATGCTATCTATGATAAAGCAAGAGAGATGGATTGGTGTAGTGAGTATGATGACTGGGCTGAAGATGTAAATAAATCTCTTAAGTACTTTGAAGTACCACTTATGCGTAGAGAATGGGCAGTTACATACACCATTGAACGCTTGCAAAGAGCAACAGTAACAGTACAAGTAACAGCACGTAATGATGATGACGCAGAAGATCAAGCTGATGAAGCATACAGTACAGAAGAGTTAGTAGAAAAAATAGATGAAGATGATTGGGACACTAAGCACGAAGAGATTATAAGCACAGAAGCACAGGAGATTTAATGAGCATCAAAGACGAGCCGTGGTTTAACGACCCGTTTGATTGGTACGAACGAGAAGGATACCCAGAGATTGTAGGTATAGCCGTAACAGATAAGGTAGCACTTGATTTTCTTCAAGCGTTATACCAAATCTATAAACGACTAGAGCGCAATGATAGAACAAGAGCGATGGAAGATGCCAAGCAGTTAGCAATACTGCTACTAGCTAGTGCATTTGATTACGCTGAAGAAGCAATAGATGAATTAATTATACAAGAAGTAAACGCAGTAGATATAGATGCTGCATTCGCAGAGATGATAGAGGAACAGAATGACTAGACGAGATCCTTATACAGTAATTGGTACGCATAGTGAGTACGAAGTTAATTCAGCACATGACCTAATGGTAAAGGCTGGACTTGACTGGAAGGTTACATTAGAAAATGTATTTATTAATGAGACTGATCCACTTGAAGTACCAGATAGATATGCAACAGTTAAGTGGACTAATACAGGGTGGACTGAGACAGACCCTACACCACTAGCAATAGTAGGTTCACGATACAAAGTATTACAAAATGATGAGATCTTCTCATGCCTTGACGACATCGTTAACAACAGCGATGCACGTTATGGTGCAGCAGGTGAACTCAAGGGTGGCAACGTAGTATGGGCAACCATTGAACTACCAGCTAACGTAACAGTTGGTGACGATCCACATAATGCATATGTAATTGCACGTACATCACACGATGGTAGTATGCCATTCCAAATGACACCAGTTGTCAATCGTATTGGATGTACCAATCAGATCAATGCTGCAATGATGAGTGGTAAAGCTAAAGGTATTTACTACCGTGTTAAGCATAGCCCTAACAGTAGTATCAACCCAGATGATATTCGAAAAGCATTTAGAATTATGAACGAAGATGTTCAGAAATATGCAACAGTATCGTCATACCTACGTTCAATTGAATTTAGTAACGAAGAGTTCAAGAACTTTATCAAGCGAGTGTACCCACTGCCTAGCAAGATTGAGTTCTCACCATACGAAATGCTTAGTGCAGGTGAACGTACATCTAAGACAAGAGTAGAACGTAACAGAACTAGTGCATGGAACGTATGGATTGGTGAGACAGACACACAACACAACATTAAGAACACTAAATTCGGTGCATTCCAAGCTATCGTGGAAGCAACCGATCACTTCAGTAAAGACTATAGCAAGCAAGCAGGCAAGATGATTCTCGGCACAGACATAGCCGTGAAGTCACGAGCACTACAACTATTAGGAGTAAGCAATGGGTCTTGATATGTACCTAAATGTAAGTGAACGTATTGGTAGCCATGAGTCTCGTAAAGATTACAACAATCGAGTAAGCTTTGTAGAGAACCATAGATACAATGACATCGTTGAAGCTGCAGGTATCAAAGTAAAAGATAACATAGCATCATCATTATCAGTAGAGTGGACTGCTATCTATTGGCGTAAAGCTAATCAGATTCATGCATGGTTTGTAGATACATTAGCTGATGGCGTTGATGAATGCCAGCGTATACCAGTACCAAGAGAGAACTTAGTTGCACTACACAACAGATGTGGAACCCTGCTTGATAGTAAGTCAACTGAGTTAGCTCTTGAGCTACTGCCACCATCATCAGGATTCTTCTTTGGATCTACAGATATTGATGATTGGTACTGGCATGACGTTGAAGAAACACATAAGCAACTGACCGAGTTACTTGATGAGATCACAGAAGAAAACAAATGGAACTATGAGATTGAGTACCAAGCATCATGGTAGAGCTAGCAGAAGATCACTTTGCTATTGATGGATTCAGAGCTGATGTATTAATAAGTCCAGATACATTAGTTTATTTACAAAAGATTAACGAAGTAGTAATGGAAGGTGAAT